CGCAGGCCATCAACATCCTGCCCAACCTCTACACCCGCCTCGCCCAGATCGGCCTCTTCCGCTTCGAAGGGGTCAGCCAGCGCTCTGTCATCATCGAGCAATACGAAGGCGTCCTCAGCCTCCTGCCCTCCGTCCCACTCGGCGGCCCCGCCACCGTCGGCACCCGCGAAGGCCGGTCCATGCGGTCCTTCGCCCTGCCGTGGATCCCGCATGACGACGTGGTCCTGCCTGCCGACATCCAGGGGCAGCCAGCGCTGGGCGGCGCTTTCGATGCGGCCGATCCTCTGGTCGAGGTGATGAACCGCAAGCTGCTCCTCATGCGGCGCAAGCATGCACAGACCCGCGAATACATGGAGATGAACGCGCTCCGCGGCATCGTGAAGGACGGGGCCGGGACGACCCTCTACAACTACTTCACGGAATTCGGCCTGGCGCAGATCTCGGTCGACTTCGTCCTCGGCACCGCAGGCACGAACGTGCAGGGCAAGGTCCGCGAGGTGCTGCGCGCCATCGAGGACAACCTGCTAGGCGAGGCCATGACCTCGGTCCATGCGCTGGTCAGCCGCGAGTTCTTCGACAAGCTGATTGCGCATCCGAAAACCGAGGAGGCCTACAAGTTCTACGCCTCGACGGGGGCGCAGCCCCTGCGCGAGGATGTGCGGCGCAATTTCCCCTTCGCCGGGATCCTGTTCGAGGAATACTCAGGTACCGTCACCCTCTCGACCAAGGCCACCGAACGGCTGGTCCCGGCGAACGAGGGGATCGCCTTCCCGCTCGGGACGATGGACACCTTCACCACCTATGGCGGCCCGGCGAACCTGTTGGAGACGGCCAACACCATCGGCCTGCCACTCTACGCCCGCCAGCATCTCGACGAGAAGGGCCGCTGGATCGACGTGATGACCGAGGCGTCGATCCTGCCTGTCAACAAGCGGCCCCGGCTGGCGATCCGTCTGCACACGTCGAACTGACGGGCCCACCGATGTCCGTCTTTGCCGCCGCCATGGACCGCATCTTCACCCATGCCTCCATGGCGGCCCCGGCCCTCTGGATCTCGGCCACCACGTCCGAGGAACGCCCGATCCGCATCATCCGACGCGCGCCGGACCGAGTCACCGACTTCGGCGCGGGCCGCTTCGTCAGCGACACGACAGTGGTGGATGTGCGCGTGGCCGACCTGCCCGCCCCGCGCCCGGGCGACGTGATCGTGGTCGGCGCCGACAGCCATGTGATCCAGGGGGAACCGCTGCGGGACCGGGAACGGCTGATCTGGACCCTCGATCTGAGGCCAGCATGAAACTGAAACTGGAAATCAGCCCCGACCTCGCCGCCCTGATACAGGCGGAAATCGCCGCGGGCGAGAAGGCTATCACCACCGCCATGCGCGAGGCAGGCACGGGCCTCAAATCCGCCTGGCGCGGCCAGATCACCGGCGCGGGCCTTGGCACCCGGCTCGGCAACTCGATCCGGCTCGCAACCTATCCCAAGGGCGGCGAGAGCCTGAACGCCGCGGCGCTGGTCTGGTCGAACGCCCCGGTCATCGTCGGCGCGCATGACACGGGGCCGATGATCCGGTCACGGAACGGGTTCTGGCTGGCGATCCCCACCCCCGCCGCAGGTAAATCCACCCGCGGCGGACGGATCACCCCCGGCGAATGGGAACGCCGCACGGGGTTGCGACTGCGGTTCATCTACCGCCGCCGGGGGCCGAGCCTGCTGGTGGCGGAGGGGCGGCTGAATTCCAAAGGCCGGGCCGTGGCCTCCCGCGCGAAGACCGGCCGCGGGCTGACCACCGTGCCGATCTTCCTCCTCGCGCCGCAGGTCAAGCTGCGCAAGCGCCTCGATCTGGCGCGGGATGCAGAGCGGGCCATCGATGGCGTGCCGGGGCGGATCGTGGCGGGGTGGGCGCCACCGCCATCAAGCTGAAAGCACCTGGAAGCCTCGGCTCTGATCCGACAGCCCTTCGCTCAATGTGCTGCCTGTCGACCAGACTTTGCCCATACCCCATTGTCACTGAGGAACGTCTGAAGAACCTTCGGCTTCTTGGCTGATCTGGTATGGTGGACTTACCCGACGAGGAGCCCGTCCGATGCCGAAGCAGCGCGCCTTTCCCAGCCTGACCCACGCGATGAAGAAGAAGCGGACGCGGCGGGAGCGGTTTCTTTCGGAGATGGACGCGGTGGTGCCTTGGAGGCGGCTGCTCGAGCTGATCGAGCCGCATTATCCGAAAGCCGGGTCGAAGGGCGGGCGCCCGCCGATGCCGCTGGAGACGATGCTGCGGGTCTACTTTCTCCAGAACTGGTATGCGCTCAGCGACCCGATGGCCGAAGAGATGCTCTACGACAGCGAGGCGATGCGCCGGTTCGCCGGGATCGAGCTCGGAGACGACCGCATCCCGGACGAGACCACCATCCTGAACTTCCGCCACCTGCTGGAGCGGCACGGTCTGACCGAGGCGATCTTCGCGGACGTGAACGCGCATCTGGCCGACAAGGGCATCACGCTGCGCTCGGGCACGCTGGTGGATGCCACGATCATCGACGCGCCCTCCTCGACGAAGAACAAGGCCGGGACGCGCGACCCGGAGATGTCGTCGACGAAGAAGGGCAACGAGTGGTTCTTCGGCATGAAGGCGCATGTCGGCGTGGATGCTGACAGCGGCGTGGTGCACAGCCTCGAGACCTCGACGGCCAAGCTGCACGATAGCCAGGTCTGGGACGAGCTGCTCCACGGTGAGGAGACCTCCGTCTGGGCCGACAAGGGCTATGTCAGTGCCGAACGCGAGGCTGCCTTCGCCGGGACGGGCAAGGTCTGGGGCGTCATGCGGAAGGCGCCCAAGGGCGGTCCACTGCACCCGATCGACGCGCAGATCAACCGGATCATTTCGAAGGTGCGGGCCAAGGTCGAGCATCCGTTCCGGGTCATCAAGCGGCAGTTCGGCCACGTGAAGACCCGCTACCGCGGGCTCGCCAAGAACCGCGCCCAGCTCTTCACCCTCTTCGCTCTCGGGAACCTGTTTCTGGTCAGACGAAGGCTGCTGGCATGAGGACGAGTCTGCCCGAAATCGGGCTCGCCGCCGGAATGGCGGCCCTGAAGCCGCGAAATCGGCCATCCAAAGCCAGTTTCTTGGCCCTCGAAGCGATCAAGCCGCCATCATGGCGCAGCCGAACGCGTTCATCAGACGCTCCCTGAGATCAGCCTAGCGCACATAATCAATGACATAAGACACTGAGCAGAGGCGGGTTTCAGGAATGACCTCGATTGATCTCCTAGAGCCGCTTCGACGGCGTCGTTCTCGGCTGGAGAGGCTCGCCGATCAGGTCAAGGTGCTAGATAGAGGCCGAGATGAGCTTCAGCGCGCGATAGCTGACTACAAGGCATTCCGACCAGAGATTGAAAAGGGCAGGATTGACAGCCTCGAGATCACCGCAACAAACCTTTCTAGGAAGATCGCTGATCAAGAGGTCAACAAAACAAACCTAGACCGCCGCCTTCACAGCGCCACTGCCGCCAAGGTTAACCCGTTGGTGGTATGGAAATACTTCACTGCAGAACAAAAGCAGCTCCGTTCCGAGGCTTCGCGTCTTGCGTCGGAGCTGTCTTCGGCCAAGCAGCAGCTGTCCAAGGATCAAGGGACGCTCGAAAAAGTCCGTTCGGACATCAATGCGGCTAGAAAGCGCATTTCGGATCACGCGAACTTTGACCTGAATAGTTCCGAGATGCGGCTATCGTCTCTTGGACTGGAGATTGAACGGCTTAAGTCCGCCCACGCGGCGGACAACGCTGAACTTGTGCGTATCGAGACCAAGATTCGCCCGCATACCCAAGAACTTGATCGCTTGAAGTCGGAACTCGCCACGCTGAATGCTGACATCGCGCGAGCGAACCGCTTCGAGCAAGACCTCTCATCAGCGGCCAACAGCTACGAACGTGCCATGATCCACAAGGAGTGCGAGGAAAAGTCCGGAACAGGAAGTCCCAAGCAGGTCATCAGTGACCGCAGGGGAAAAATCCGGAGCCTCGAGAACAATATTCCGAAACTCGAGCGTCGCATCCGGGAAGAGCTCCAGAAGCTGGAAAGAACTATCAGCCACCTTCTGATTGACGGAAACAACGCATGCTACGAAGGGCAATCGTTCATTGGACTTCGTGCTATTTCCGCTCTGCTTCGAGAGCTAAGCGGTCGATATAAAACCACGGTGGTCTTCGACGCTTCGATCCGTGCGATGCTGAAGACTGATACCCAAGGTGTTGAGCGCGCACTGGGTACATCGGTCAACACGCATGTGGCTCCAACCAAGTCTGCGGCCGACGAATACCTGCTGAAGCTGGCCGATCAGGATAATAGTGNCNTTATCCTCAGCAATGACCGCTTTGCCGAGTATCATGACTATAGTGCCGTGAAGTCAGGCCGACTGTTCAGGTTCCTTATTGCGGACGGAAAACTGATGGCCAATGACATTGATGTTTCAGTGCATTTTTGAGGATGAACGGTGGCAGATGCTTCGAATTCCTGAACTGACGATAAACTGGCACATTCTCGAAGCATGTAACTACGATTGCTATTTCTGCTACGCAAAGTACGGCCAAAGGTCGATCTTCTCTCGTCACTACGCGGCAATCTTGCGTGAACTTTGCACGCTGAAAGGTTGCAGGATCGACTTCAAAAGTGGCCCCGCCATCGCCGAGAGCGTCCGCATCAATTTTGCAGGCGGCGAACCGTTTCTCGAGAAGGCACTCGGCCAAGCCATTGCTTTCGCTTACGATCTTGGCCTTCGTCCATCCTTCATCAGCAACGGCTCGCTGTTGACGGATGACTTCATCAAGGAATTCGGGCCGATGATCTCGGTCGCCGGGTTCAGTGTCGACAGCTTTGATGATGAACAGAATCGCAGGACCGGCAGGCGGGACAACCGAGGAGCGCAGGTCAGTTACGAGCGGATGGCTGAGATATTCATGGCATTCCGGCACGTCTCTCCCAATACAGTGCTCAAGATTAACACCGTTGTGTGCCGCGAGAACGTCGGCGATGATCTTACCCTTCCGCTTTGCGAACTGCGACCAGACCGATGGAAAGCGCTGCGGGTCATCCCCATTCATGGCGCTGCTGGCCTCGGGATATCTGACGAGGAGTTCTCCGATTTTCTAGAGCGCCATCGCGATGTACCGGGCAAGATCGTGCCAGAGGACAACGCCGACATGTACCGGTCCTACATCATGCTTGATCCGGATGGCCGCTTTTACCAAAGGGAAGGCTCGGGCTATCTACGCAGTGCGCCCATCTTGGATCTGGGAGCCGCGACGGCTCTTCAAAGTATCGAATTCGATGCCGAAACCTACTTCAGCCGCTACTGAACCCCTGTTTCAGGCTAAGCTTCGAAGGCTCTGAGCAATGCCCACCACCCGCGAAGCCGCCCTCGCCGCGCTGCATGCGCGGCTGCAACCACTTGCCGCCCTCACCCTGCGTGACGAGGTCCTGCCCGAACGGATCCCCACGGCCGGGCTGATCATTCTGCGGGACGGTCAGCCGGGCGAGCCGGAGGTGACGCTGTCGCCACTGCGGTATCACTACCAGCACCGCGCCGATTTAGAGGTCGTCGTCCAGGCTGGCACCGGCCGGGCCAACGCCTTTGATGACCTGATCGCCGCCGTTGGCGCGGCGCTGGAGGCCGACCGGACGCTCGGTGGCCTCTGCGACTGGATCGAACCGGAAGCCCCTGCCTCGGTCGACCTGCCCGTCGAGGGCGCGGCGGCGCTGAAGGCGGCGGTGATCACCGTCGTCCTGCACTACACCACGACCGGCCCTCTGGCCTGACATCCCTCACATAGGAGACCCCCATGGCACGCGCACACGGCGCGCGGGCGCAGATGGCGCTTGCGTTCGAAACCGTCTACGGCACCCCGCCCGCCAGCGGCTATCGGCTGATGCCGTTTGCCCGCACCACGCTGGGCGCGGAACAGCCCTTGCTGAATTCGGAATTGCTCGGTTACGGCCGCGATCCCCTGGCCCCGATCAAGGATGCCGTCACCGCCGATGGCGAGGTGGTGGTGCCGATCGACGTCGAGGCATTCGGCTTCTGGCTGAAGGCGGCCTTTGGCGCCCCGACCACGACCGGTACCACGCCCAAGACCCACACCTTCCAGTCGGGCAACTGGACCCTGCCCTCGATGGCCATCGAGGTCGCGATGCCCGAGGTGCCGCGGTTCGCGGTGTACGCGGGCTGCGTGATGGACCAGTTGTCGTGGCAGATGAACCGATCCGGCCTGCTGACCGCGGCCGCCCGCCTGATCGCGCAAGGCGAGGCGATCGCGGCCACTACGGCCGCAGGAACCCCAACTGCGCTGAGCTTGCAGCGCTTCGGCCATTTCAACGGCGTGGTGAAGCGCAACGGCACGGCGCTGGGCAATGTCGTCTCGGCCGAGATCACCTATGCCAACGGCCTCGA